TTTTGGGGTGTCGTGTAGGTATAATTTAAATTGAAAGGAAAAAACGATGCCTAATTTTGTTACAAATGAAGTAGTGTTTAATTTTGATATGAGCCACGAGAAGAATAGGTTCATGAAGCTAGTAACGTCAGACGACAATCCGTTTGACTTTAATAACATTGTTCCGATGCCAGAGGATATATTTAAAGGTGATTTAGGACCTAATGAACGTGAGAAGTATGGTTCGTTAAATTGGAGGGATTGGAGTTGCGATAACTGGGGCACTAAGTGGAACAGTTCTAATGCGACAGTTGATTGGGAAGAGGAGATGGATGTTAAATTTATTTTTGACACTGCGTGGTCTTCGCCAAACCCAATTGCTGAAAAGCTAAAACGTATGTTTAGGGGCATGACGTTTCGTTGGTTTTACCGTGATGAGGGCGATAATTTTTGTGGTTACTTAGATGAGGATATAGCATGAAATATTCACAGGAATTAATAAACGAAGCCCATGATCTGGCATTCTATCGTGAAGCAGATGAGACCTTAACGGGGCCTTTTAAGAATATGACCAACAAGGAGATAGCCAAGAAGCTGAAGCTAACGGAAAATCAGTTGCATTATATTTTATATGTAAAGCAAGACAGTGCTATGATTGAAGACCTTAAGGCTATCGACAAGCATGGTTATTACATTGCAAAAAACCATAAGCCTAAGAAAGAACCTACCATTACGGAGAGTTTCTTGAACTTCTTTATTTCGAAGGATTGCAAATGACTGAGTGGAAATTAACAGTTACTTCAACGCTTCGCAGACATTATATGATTGAAGCGGAGACTTTGGAGCAAGCGGAGAACAAGGCTTACGAAACATTTATGGATGAGGAGGCCACTTGGACGGATGACGAAATAAATAATGATCCATACTTCGATGCTTCTGTAAAAGTTGAGCAGACCTTTGATGCTTAGACACGTTGATCTATGTTCGGGGATCGGGGGCTTTAGTCTCGGTTTTGAGTGGGCACAGTTGTCCACCCCCATATTATTTTGCGACACTGAGCCTTGGTGTCGTAAGATCCTCGCAAAGAATTTTCCAAATGTACCAATAGCTACAGATGTAAAGGAGTTAGCTAATGACCCAGAAAGACTTGTTCCAGACTGTGACATCCTCACGGCGGGATATCCGTGCCAACCATTCTCCGTCGCGGGAAAGCAAAAAGGCACAGAAGACGACCGCCACATCTGGCCGTTTATCTTTAGAATTGTTGCACAAAAAAGACCGACTTGGTGCGTTTTCGAAAACGTTCATGGTCACATCGCAATGGGTCTCGACCAAGTGCTCGCTGACTTGGAAAGCGAAGGCTACTCCACAAGGACGTTTGTTGTTCCAGCTTGCGGTGTCAACGCTCCCCATAAAAGAGACAGACTTTGGATCGTCGCCCACAGTGAATTGGCCTACTCCGTCAGCATCCGACGTGGAAGGAGGAATAGCACAAGACGTGAAACTGGAGAACGGGACGTTCAGTCGGAAGAACAAGGAAGGAGTTCGATGGGGCGTGAAACTGAGGGACGCGGTCAACCACGCGGAGAAAATGTGGCCGACACCACTATCCTCGGATCACAAGAACATGGACACGGCAAACCAGATGAGTTTGTCCACGTCAGTGAAGATGTGGCCGACACCAACAACGCAAGACAATCCTCAAGTTCGAGGGGAGGGCAAAACAGTTGGAACGAAGAGGGGCACGACATTGGGAGGAGCGGTGAGAATGTGGCCGACACCAGTGGCGAGGGATCACAAGGGCGGTTATCAGGGCGGTCGAATTCGGAACGGCAAAGTTTCGTGGGACAGTCTGGATGTAGCAGTTCAACATACGGACAATCAGGAGAAGACTGGTGGGCAGTTGAACCCAATGTTCGTAGAGTGGCTCATGGGATACCCAAAAGGGTGGACAGAATTAAAGGATTAGGCAACGCGATTGTTCCACAAATTGCCATGAATATTGGCTTGGCAATAAAGGAGCAACTATGATTTGGAAAGCAATGGCACTTGTGTGCGTGCTTTTGAATGGAGACGTGACTTGTCCTACAGTTATGTTTGAAGAAACTTTTAGAAGTAAACAAGAATGTGAGGGGTGGCTTGTAAGAAAACGCTTGTATGGGCTACCAAAGAACAAGAAAATAGTAATGGACGACTGTTACTTACAACGATAAGATGACTTATTGTTGGGTTAAACAAATAATCGCGGAGGAGAAACCAATGGCGAAAAAAGAATTAACAGAATTTAAGAATGTGGGTTTGTTAAAAGAGACGCACGACAAGTTAAGGGAGATTGCGGATCATGAGCAAAGAAATTATACACGTCAGCTCAAGGTGATCATGGATAAGTATTATGATATCTGGAGACTTGATAATGGTTTTGGAAGAAATATGTTTGCCAAGGATCATGTTCATCATAACTCTGATCTTTCAGACCCAGAAATAGAATAGCACAAAGGTTTTTTGAATGACCCTTTGTGTCGCCCCAAGTGGATAAGAGGGGCGAGGCATATCCGTGGTAAACGGATCAAATATCTCCACAACTAACGACCAATACCTTTCTTGGATGCGTTAGTCGATTAAGGCTCGCTACGCCTAGCCCCTAGCTTTCAACGCTAGGGGTTTTTTCTAACAACATTTTATAGAGAAGTATCATCTCACCTCTGAACATTGAGATCGCTCTTTCGTTTTTACGCCCAAGTTTAATTTCAATGTTTACTAAATCCTGGAGACGATCAATTCTTTTTTGAATTGTATTTTCCATCTTCTACCTCATCATAATAGGCATCTACTACTATGGCACTAACAATAGTTGCCATATCCACGTGGCTTTTACCTGCCTGTTCGCAAAGCCATTCTACTACTTCGGGAGTAAGGTGGGCACTAATTTTACCTTGAGGTACGCCCCTTTGTCTCCATTGTGACATACACACATATTTTTGGTGACATCGAGCACATCGTTTTTTATTTAAAACAGCAAACTCTTGTCTACAATCTGAGCAAAGGCTCATTCCTTTGACTTCACAGGAAACTTAACGATGTTTCTTTTTGACAAAGGTTCAATGAACGATGTTGCAAGATCCCAACTTAATCCAGTTAGGGCTGCAAACTTTTGGATAGCTTGATCCTTGCTCATGTTACCTTTTTTATATTCGACAATAACGTCTATACTGCTTTTGATTTGGGGTTTAACTTCAGCCATTTTCTTACATTTTCTCCTAATACATTTGCACTCATTTTTATTTTTCCTGTTAGAGCTTTTACGATCTTCTCGTCGATTGTGCCCTCGCAAACTAAATCAATATAGGTGACAGGGTTATGCTGACTAATTCTATGTGCACGGTCTTCTGATTGAGCACGGGTTTCAAGATTAAAATCGTTTGTATAATAAACGACTGTGCTGGCCCTTGTCAGCGTTAGGCCACGACCTGCGGTTGCAGGATTTCCAATAAAAAATCTAAGTCCAGAACTCTCAGATTGAAAATCCCGAATTATTCTTTGTCTTTCGTCCTCTGATGTGTCCCCGAAGAATGAAGATGTAGAAGCGTCTCCGAAAATCTTCTTTAATGTTTTTGTAATCGAGATGATATCATATCTAAACCTGGACCAGATAATAATTTTCCCCGAACTTTCCTGACAAATATCCAAGAGTGCATCCAGGCGTTGGGTTGGAAACGATATAAGTTCCCCGTCATCTGTCTTTAAGTGTCCCGAAAGTATCTGTTGCAGCCGAAGCATTTGCGTTATGACCGCAGGTGTTGATACTAAATCTCCGTTGTCCAAGAGCAGTAGTGCTTGTTTTTGTATCCGTGTGTACATATCGAGTTGTTCTTTTGTCATGGAAACATACCTGGCGGTATAGATTTTTTCGGGCAGATCAAGGCACTCGTCCTTTAGAACCCGAAAGCTAAATGCTTCAAGCTTCTTGGTTAGTTCCTCGATGTGCCTAAAGCCAATGATTTGATTAAAGGATTTAGTGCCCATCTTTACATTTTTTAATACAGCGTACCGAGCTTGGAATGCATAGAAGGAGCTGAACCCTAACATCTCTGTGCCTAAGAACTCGCATTGTGCAAATAGATCGAGCGGGGAGTTTGTAACCGGGGATCCAGTTAAAATTCTTTTATACTTAAAACTTCTTGATAATTTAATCAGAGCCTTGGTTCGTTTGGCCTTATGGTTTTTGATCGTGGTTGATTCATCAACTGCTATTAGACCTCTGGCCCCGAACTTCTTTCCAAACCATTCACCTGCTTCCCGACCTCGAATCGAGGAGAAAGCTTCAACGTTCATAACAAACACTTTCATTTTATCTGTGGCAGCGCACATTTCTTTGATCTCGTCCTTTCGTCCTTTTGTCATTGGCGACTGCCAACTGGACACAGAGGTAGGGATACTTTCCCAGAAGTGCGCTGGGATTTCTAATTCGAGCCAATTACGATACACACCTTTCGGGGCAATAATAATTGCAAAATCTATTTGATCTTCAGTGTAAAGTCTTGCAATATCATCCAGCAGGGATTTTGATTTACCAGTACCCATTTCCATAAGATAGGCAAATGCTGTCTTATTTGCGCTTCTTCGGTACGCCTCTTCCTGGTGTCTATATGGTTTAGTTTTAAATTTGTTGTTGACTTTCATCGATATCCTCCGATAGAGTCACCCTACGGTATTCATAAGAAGCCGTCAACTTAAACCTGAAGAGGATGTACTTGTCATGATGACAGATATTTTTGAAGAAAACCTATTCGCGGAGGCCTCGACACTAGATAAAGTCGATACGCAAACCGGGAAACAACTATCCAACTTGGTTATTAAACTTAACGGCGTAACATCCGAGATTCTTGGTGTTGAAGATAAGTTAAAACAGCTTAAGGCGGAAAAGCAACGACTATCCATTGATATGATTCCACAAGTTATGGATGAAATGGGCATCGAGCGCGTAGATGTAGAGGGAGCAACGGTGACGTTAAAGCCATTTGTTTCTGCAAGCATACCCAAGGATCGGCGCGGTGAAGCTTTTAATTGGCTTCGTGAAAACGGTTTGGACGACATTATAAAGAACGATGTCGTTCTGTCTTTTGGTCGAGGGGAGGACAATGTTGCAGGATCACTAATGGTTGATCTTGAGAACAGAGGCTATCACCCAGAATCAAAGACGCACATTCATGCAATGACTTTAAAGGCTTTTGTCCGCGAGAGAGTGGAAAATGGCTTACCAATTGATCTAGATTTGTTCGGTGCTTTTGTGGCTCGAACTGCTGACGTAAGGAGGAAATCATAATGTCGGAACTTACTACAAAGAAAGAAACTTTACCTGCGAGTTTAATGGACGATTTGTTATCAGGGGAAGGGGCGGATTATGAAGCCTCAGAACTACAGATACCATTCGTGCGTGTAATACAGGCACTATCACCACAGATTAAGAAGAACGACGCTGGGTTTATTAAAGGCGCGTCTCAAGGTGATGCGTTTAATACAGTAACGGGGAATTACTGGAATGGCGAGGAAGGCTTTGAAGTTGTACCTTGTTTTCAACAAACAAAGTATTTGGAGTTTATACCTCGTGATCAAGGTGGTGGTGGTTTTGTTGGAGAGTTGTCTGCCGACGATCCAAGCATTGCCAGGGCGACAAGAACAGGCGGCAAGGAAATCCTATCGAATGGTAACGAGCTAGTGAAGAGCGATCAACACTACTGTATGCTAATAAGTGCGGATGGAATGTATCAGCCTGTGATTATTGATATGAAGTCAACTCAACTATCTGTTTCTCGAAGATGGAAGTCACAGATTGCAATGTTAAAGATGAAAGATGCAAACGGTGTTCTTAAAACGCCATCTTTGTTTGCAACTGTTTGGCGGCTAACAACTGTCGAGCAAAGCAATGACATGGGTACTTGGTACAACTGGTCTGTAGAAAAGGTTAAAACTATAGACGATGAAGCGTTGCTACAAGAAGCACTTAGTTTCCGTAAGTCAGTTCAAAAGGGTGAGGCCAAGGCGGTAGTCGAGGATCACGGCGACAAAGAAGACGCACCCTTTTAATTAACACGAGGGGGGTCTCTTCGAGGCTCTCCTCTTTTTTACGGAGAAACATATGTCTTTGACAGACCGTTTTATGACGGCATTTAGAGGTTCAGACCTTGCTCACGGACAGACGACGATAGGTAACAAGAGACGGGCAAACGGAAAGACTGACGCAAAAAGTTTTATAGTCAAGCAGCCGTTAACAAAGGATTTAATTGAGGGACATTTAAAGGGAACAAAGGGCGTTGGATCAATACCAATAAACGATAAGAACCTGTGTAATTTTGGTGTGCTAGACATAGACACCTATCCCATTGATCACCTCGAAGTCTTAAAGAAGTGTCGAAAGTTAAAGTTACCATTGGTTGTTTGTAGATCGAAGAGTGGTGGTGCACATCTGTTTTTGTTTATGAAGACAGAAACAAGCGCGTCCGAGATTCGAGATTACTTAGGCGAGATGTCTGCGGCTTTAGGTTACGCGGGATGTGAGATCTTTCCCAAACAAGATCGTATCCTTGCAGATCGAGGAGACGTGGGTAATTTTATTAACCTGCCGTACTTTGATCAGGAGAATACAGTCCGTTACGCTTTTAAGGATAACGGTGATGACATGACTTTGGAGGAGTTTCTTGACGAGGTAGACAAGAAAAGGATGACAATATCAGGTTTAGAGAAAATTGACTTTGGTACGCAACGGGAACAGTTCTCAGATGCGCCACCTTGCTTACAGATGTTTTTCTCAATGGGCATACCAGAAGGAGCAAGAAACAAGACGATGTTTAATGGTGGGCTATACTTGAAGAGAAAGTTTCCAGATACGTGGAAGAATAAACATGAAGAGTTAAACCAGAAGCATTGCCTACCGCCTTTGCCAGCTAGTGAGATAGTTGGATTGCAGAAGCAGATAGACAAAAAAGAATACCTTTACACATGCAAGGACGAGCCAATGGCAAGTCACTGCAATAAGACAATGTGTAAGTCACGGGCATTTGGTATAGGTGATGCAGAGGCTGTACCGCAGATTGGTGGACTAACGATACTTTTGTCCGAGCCTCGATTGTATTTCTTAGATGTAGACGGCAAGCGTTTAGAGATTACAACAGAGCAATTGCAGATGCCTTTACAATTTCAAAGGGCTTGCATGGAGCAGATAAACTTTATGCCTCCTTTGGCTAAAGCATCTGAATGGCAACCAATGGTCAATGCTTTGTTAACCTCCGCCACAACTTTAGATGTTGCTGAAGAGTTGACCAGTGTTGGTCAGTTCAAAGAACTCCTTGAGGTGTTCTGCATGAGTAGGATTCGAGCTAAGTTTCCAGAAGAGTTGTCTATGGGTAAACCTTGGACAGAGGATAACTACACGTATTTTACGATGAAGGGCTTACAGGAGTTTTTAAGACAGAGGGGTTTTACCTTGTACAATAGACCACAAATCCAACAGAGATTAAAAGATCTCAATGGAAATGAAAGCTGCCACGGTCAGTATAAGGTGAAGACAGAAGGCGGCAAGTGGACAAACATTAGGGTCTGGTGGGTTCCTAAGTTTGAAGCTAACGAGGTAGAAATACCTGCTAATCAAAAGGAGTTAGAAAATGAAGTCCCATTCTAATGAGTGGCGAGACCAGAACTACGTTAAGATTGGAGAGATAGCCGATAAGTTCGGTGTTTCTCGATCAACGATATACAAATGGGTGGAGGAGAAGAACTTTCCAAAGCCTGTTGTATTTGGTGAAGCTAAGAAAAATAGCACAGTAAGATGGCTGGAGACAGATATCCAAGAGTGGATAGACCAGAGACCGAGAGCCAAGGATGAGTGAAAAATTAATCCTTGGGCCTCCCGGTTGCGGTAAAACTTATCGGTTGATTAACATTGTAAAGGAAGAGTTAAGCAATGGAACTCCGCCAGAGAAGATAGGGTTTGTTTCTTTCTCCAAGAAAGCCATCGAGGAGGCTAAGAGCAGAACAGTCGTGCAACTAGGTTTATCTGATAGAGACGTGCCTTGGTTTAGAACACTACACTCTACTGGGTTTCAGTGGTTAGGCATGAAAACCGAAGAAGTTATCTCAAGGTACGATTTTAAAAAGTTAGGTCTGGAGTTAGGCTTGATCTTCGACAATAACACTGCGGCTGCACTAGCAGATGGATTGCTTCCTGCTTCAGTGCAAGAGGGGAACAAGTACTTAGAGCAAATAGGTCGAGCAACCTTGCGTATGATATCGCTAGAAGAACAGTACAATGATTCTCGGAACTACAACTTGAGTTGGCCTATGTTAAAGAAGGTTGATGAGATGTACTCTCTTTATAAATCTGAGCACGGTAAATACGACTACACAGACATGATCAAGCAGTTTGTTGATCAAGGGTCTGCACCTTCCTTAGACGTTTTAATCGTTGATGAGGCACAGGATCTTACGCCGCTACAATGGGAACAAGTTAAGCTGTTAAGGTCTTCAGCGGAACGCATATGGTACGCAGGAGACGATGATCAAGCAGTACACAGATGGATGGGCGTTCGAGTGGAGCAGTTCATGGAAATCTGTGATGATGTAGAGATTTTAGAGCAGAGTTATCGAGTGCCCAACGCAGTTCACGCACTTGCTAATAGAATAGTTAGACGAATAGACACTAGGTATGAAAAGAACTGGTTGCCAACAAAGCATGAGGGAACGATTAATTATCATTCTCATTGGTATGATGTAGACATTGATCAGGGTTCTTGGACGATCATGGCTCGAACCAATAAAGTAATTAGTGCCATTGCACATGAACTAAGGGAGAACGGGTATTTATTTGAGCGGTTTGGCGTACCTAGTCTTAATCCAGATTTGATGAGGGGCATAGAAACGTGGAATACTTTGGTCGAAGGGTTATCGGTATCTGTTTCGCTTATTCGTGCGTTGTACAAGATTGCACCAAAGCAGGGGCCTAATGCTGTTATTAAAAGAGGCTTTGCTAAAACCTTGGAGTACGTCGAGGAAGATGTAATGCTTAACTATGACGAGTTAGTCCAAAACCACGGATGGATTGCAGAAAAAAAATGTCAAGGTAGTAGCATTGTAAATATGTCCTTGGACGACAAGAGCTACATGAGATCTCTTGTCAGTCGAGGAGAGGATCTTAGTAAGCCAAGAATAAAATTATCAACGATACACGCAATGAAAGGTGGGGAGGATGATAATATAATGTTGTTAACAGAGTCCGCTTACCCATGCGTTAACAGCAGATTTCCCGACGACGAGCACAGGATTTTCTACACAGGTATAACAAGAACAAAAGAAAATCTTCACATAATAGAAACAAGTTCAAAGTACAGGTACGATATATGAGACGAGAAGAAATACTACAAAAAGCAGAGGGCTATATCAATGGTCCCAGAGCCGAGGACTATGGTGATGCAACCGTAAACCACATGCGTGTGGCAAGGTTGTGGTC